TACAATTTGAACGCCGTTCTAAAGGTGAAGTATCAAAAGAACATGGGTGTTCAAAGGATTCTCTCCGACTTCAACTCTGGATTGTCAAAGATCCACAAGGAGTTCACACAAATTTCAACCGAAGCAAACGCATTGCGGAATGTTCCTGTTGGAATTTACGTGTACGGAGATCCTGGTCTCGGGAAAAGTTTGTGCAATAACTTTTTGAACAAAAGAGCCATGAGCATTATCACAGAGGGTAATGCACAGATGCAACAAGCGTATGTTGCATCTCCAAACCGATTTGTTTATCGGCGTAGGGCCACTGCGTATTGGGAAGGATCTTTTCCCACCACATGTGTTGTCAATTACCCCGATCTTGGGTCTGACAAACAGGATGTTGGTTCAAAAGCACAACATGAGGCAGAGTTGATCCAGCTGATTTCAAATGAACCATATGAACCTGATATGGCTTTTGAAATGAAAGGCAAGGTTTCTCTGTCCCCAGATTTTGTTATTGTGACAAGTAACAATACCAAGATTGAAGGCGCTACAATCAACCACAAGGGAGCCTTCGCAAGGAGATTCCTTTTCTTGAGGCTGATTTGGGCTGGTGAGGGTCCGAAACCTATTCCAGGACAAGAAATTGACACCGATTCGTGGAGATTTGTTGTCGCTAGATGTGACAAGGACACTGCCTGGGCTTTCAAGGAGGACGGCGATGCACCCGTGTTGACTTTTGATGAAGTGGCATTTGTCATGGCAATCTTGAGGAGGCAGTCCATTGAAGATTACATGAAAGGCAAAGACTTCATGAAGAACGACAATGAGAGAATTGATGCCGTTTTGCAAAAAGTTTCTGAGATCAGGTTGGAACCTGGTAAGAAACCTTGGGAGTACATCAAGTACCAATCTAAATTTGCAGCTGCTATTGCACAAGGACAAATTGACGAAAACCGATTTGGCGAAACCCCTTCGCCAGATGGGTTTGAAGACGGTGCATACCTTAGGCACCTCTACGTTGATTGGGCCATGTGCAAAGAGAATGAGATGCCCTTTCGCAAACCTTTGACTGAAGCCCATTTTACTCAATTCAATGAAAAGATTGTGAGGAAAGATGGGAGGAAGTCAAATCAGGATGTAGTTGACGCAGCGTTCAATCCATCATCTATCAAGCTTGCTTCATCGGAAGAAGGTCCAATCCCAGTATCTGATTGCCAGTTTGATTTGGACTTCGACACGCTTACAGAACTTCGCAAGTGCTTCGTTGATGACCCATTCAAAATTGGCTATTTGATGTTCCCAAAGACTGGAAACACCAAGGCAAGTTTGGCTCTTGGCAGAGCACTTGTTGCAAGCATTTACAAGAGGTGCATGCTGCAGGTTCCAGACAATTACCTTGAGACGATGGATCTCCTTTTGAGTAGAGGAGAAGCATTGACTTGGTATTGTATTGTCAACAGCCGTGATATCCAAGCAGCAAGACGTCTTACAAGCGTTTCACTTACGGAGGATATGCGCAGAACTGCTCAGGCATATGGCGCTATGGTGAAAGAAA